GGTTTGTTCTGGTCAGCACCCTGTCAGGATTAGCCCAATACCGAGCCAGAAACATGGTTTGGATATACGACAGGTGGATGGTTGGTGATCCGCAATCCACCAATATCGGTTATTTGGTGCAAGACACAGGCCACCATTGGGGGCAACAAGTGCGATGGGAGTTTGGCACATTGATTGTCTACAACGAAAGCAATGGGGCAATATTTAACGAGATGGAACTTGTCAGCCTAACAGGTAGCATTGCATTGGGCAAAAACCCAAAAATCAGCACCAGCTATTCTTTGGATGGTCAGACTTATTCACAAGAAAAGTTTATCTCTGTCGGCACGATTGGCAACCGCCAAAAGCGTTTGGCATGGTTTCAGCAAGGGCATATGAGGAACTGGCGCATACAGCGTTTCCGTGGCGATAGTGATGCCCATGTGTCCTATGTGCGCCTTGAGGCACAAATTGAAGCATTGGCATACTGATGGCAACCGCACCAGTTTCCCGCAGACTTAATTTGACCCGTGACCAGCTTGCGGAATTCCTGACTGACCAACAGCAGATTAGGCAATTTGAATTGTTGTTTTCTGCTGTTGACCAATTACAAGTTATTGTCGGCACAGACTTTGAATATCAGGCAGACACGGCAGCGGCTACTGCAAACGAAGCCTTGTCCCAGATTGATTACTTAGCACAGAACGTAGGCGTAGACAATGCTGTGCTTAATGCCAAAGTGCAGCAGGCTTTAGATGCCATTCCAAGATTGGCTCAATCATTGGATTTGCTTGCACTTGCTCCTGTGCGTAATAATATCGAATTGGAGCATGATGTAAATGGCATCTTGCCTTATGCAAACCAAACCCCAAGGGTGCGATCTAATCAGGTGCTGATATGGCTTTCGATGTAATTACCCCTGTTAAATTAGGCCAAGCCGCCATCACCACTGGCGTGACTACGCTTTACACAGTGCCAGCCTCGACCAGAACTCTGCTCAAAGAATTCAGCATTGCTAACACAACGGCAGCCGCTATTAACGTGAGAGTGTTTTTAGTGCCATCAGCAGGCTCGGCTGGAACTGGAAATGCTTTTCTATACGATGTACCTGTGCCAACTGCTAATGCCTTGCAATATAACGGCATTGAGGTACTGAACGCAGGGGATACCATTCAAATTCAAGCAGCATCGACTGGCCTCACAATCATCGCAAGTGGTGGCGAAGCCACATAAGGAGTATGAAATGACCGTATCAATCAAGGTGCTGATACCACCAAAACAGGCAGAAGGCACACAGACCACACAATATACTGCTGTGAACTGTAAAGCGATCATTGACAAATTTACTGCCACCAATACCACGGCAGGAAATGTAACGATCAGCGTTAACTTGGTCACAAGTGGCGGCACAGCAGGAACAGCCAATCTGATCGTGGACACACGAAGCATTGCACCAGATGAGACCTACACATTCCCTGAACTGGTTGGGCAAGCGTTGGAGTCTGGTAGTTTCATATCCACGATTGCCAGCGCAGCAACATCATTGACCATCCGAGCATCAGGCCGAGAAATCACTTAAAGGAGCACAGCATGAAAGAATTTATGGTTATCCCACGGGGCTTTAATGGCTTGCCGATGGAAGAAGAATTTTTGACCAACGCAGAGAACAAAAAGAACTATGCCGTTGCGGTAGCTGATTGGAACTATGGCCCTGAAATGCCCACCAATGAGCCTGGTGCAAATAAGGAGTTTTACGCTAGTTTGGCAGAGGCGATGCAATGCGATGAAAAAGACGCAAGACGCAAGCATTGCTCGAACTGTGAGTATTACGATAACAGCTTTATGACCCAAGTCAGAATCGAGCGCATCCCAATGGCGGCTTATGACAAGGGCGCAGGGTTTAGGGGTCACTGCGAAAAACTGAACTTTATCTGTAACGATATGCGGGTTTGTCAGGCTTGGGAAGACAGAGAATATGAGGATTGACCTTTTCCGAATTTGTGCGAAAATCAAGCCGCTGAGTTCTGGCATCCAGCGGCCTACCCTATCTAGGAGTTTTGGATGACCAATGGACTGCGAGAAAACCTAACAAAGGTTTTTATGCTGCCTACGCCAGCCGTAGAGTGGCTACTCATGGTCTTTGACGCAATCCAAGTCTTTGACGATGTTGCAGATGGCGATCAAGTGGCACGAGAAGACCTCAATGCGACTATTTGGAATACATTGGTGGGTATGCACCAGAACACATTTTTTATCGCTAACAGCGCCCATTTAACGCCCTTGCTGGCGACAATGATTCTTAAGTGGCAAGCATCGGACACAGCAGAGCGCAATAAACAAGCAGATGCAAAATCGTTTGTCTGGCGAGCTGGATATTACGACTTGATTTTAATGACCGTTTCGCTAGTGCATGGTGCTGGATATGCCACAAAATATGGTCATCATGTGATGGCTTTGTATGGCGAAACTTTTGAAGATTACATGAAGGAGTTTGGCGATGCCTAATCCAGTAACAGCCTTAATAGTTGGTGGAAGCCAACTTATCGGAAGTTCAATGCAAGCCAAAGCCGCAGGTTCAGCGGCAGATATTCAATCTGGCGCAGCTCAAGCAGGTATTGAAGAACAACGCAGACAGTTTGATGCTTTACAAGCGCTATTAAAACCCTATGTAGAGGTTGGTGCGCCAGCAATGGCTCGTTTTCAAGCATATGGTGAAGCAGGGCCGAAAGCCTTTGAACAACAGCAAGCATTGGCGGGTATTCTTGGCCCTGAGAGACAGGCGGCAGCGATTGCCGAAATTGAGCAGGGCGGTGGCTTTCAAGCAAGAGTGCAAGCTGGTGAAGAGGCATTATTGCAACGTGCATCTGCCACAGGTGGATTGCGTGGTGGCAATATCCAAGCGGCATTGGCTCAATTTAGACCACAAATGTTGGAACAAGAAATTCAGCGCCAATACGGAAGACTTGGTGGATTTACAGATATTGGTCGTGAAACAGAAGCTGGTTTGCTAAAAATCGGTCAAGCATCTGCCGCAGGAGTAGGCGCACAAGGCATAACTACTGGAACGAATGTTTCAAACTTGTTGGCTCAACAGGGCGCAGCACAAGCTGGTGGTGAACTTGGACAAGCCAAGGCTTATGGTCAACTCTTTAATTTGCCTGCACAAATGCTAGGTTTCCAGTATGCCGCAGGCGGTAAAGCTGGCACAGGTTTTGGATTCTAAAGGTTAGCAATATGGCACAGATCAATCCATTCCAAGCACCTATTAACTATGCAGTTGATGTGCAAAGTCCATTTGAGGCGGCACTTGGAGGTTTTAAACTTGGTGCTGGCGTTGCTGAAATTCAAGCAGCACAGCAAGCGAGAGAGAGAGCGCAAACAGCTCAAACTGAACTTGCAAATTTATTCAAAAACCCGAATGCAACAGCAACGGATTACGCACGGGTTACTGCCTTTTTGCCTAAAGATCAAGCGGCAACAGTATTGTCTGGTTTTGAGGCTCAAACAAAAGAACAGCAACAAAATACTTTAAGACAAGGAACTCAGGTTTACACAGCCATTAAGTCTGGAAATTTACCAGTTGCTGAAATGCAACTTAAAGAACAAGCCACAGCACTTAGAAATTCTGGTAGAGAAAAAGAGGCGCAAGGTTATGACGACCTTTCAAATCTTATCAGGCTTAATCCAACGGGAGCGCAGACAACGATTGCGTTGACTATTGCTGGATTGCCTGGCGGTAAAGATTTTCTCGATAATGCTGATAAAACATTGTCAACACAGAGGGCAGAAGCCCTCCAGCCAAGCGCATTAAAAGAAGCTGGAGCTAAAGCAGAGCAAGCAGTAACTGAGGCTCAAACTAAAGTTGCAGATTTGCGTATTAAATTGCAAAACGAACCAATTGAAGCTGAAAGATTGATAATTAAGCGAGACCTTGAACTTGCACAAGCAAATGAAGCAAAGGTTAAGGAAAAGTATGCAGAGCAGATCACACTTGCAGACCTTAAAAAGAAAGCCGCTGACCTTGGTCTGACAAATGCACAAACTGGTTCAGCATTAGCGCAGACCAAAAAACTTGGCGTAGAAACAAAGAAGGCTGCACTAGAACTTTCCGCACTTGAAGCCACTGGTGGTGTTGACCCTGAAAAGAAATTCACACAGGAAGAAAAAATCCGCAAGGAATTTCAAGGCCGCACCAAAGTATATGGTGAACTGCAAGGCACTTACAACAATATCAAATCTTCGGCAGATGCACAGACAGGCCCAGGCGATATTGCTCTGATTACTGGGTTTATGAAAATGCTTGACCCAGGCTCGGTAGTGCGTGAGACAGAATTTGCAACTGCAAGGGATACTGCTGGTCTTTACGACAGATTGCTAAACACATCACAAAAATTGCAAAGCGGTCAACTTTTTGAATTGGGTTCAAAGCAACGCCAAGAATATGTCAATTTAGCCAAGCAATATCTGGACTCAGCACAGAAAAAAGCAGAACAGGAAAAGAAAGACTTGAGCATTGTGGTTAAAAACTACAAACTCAATCCAGAAAATGTGTTCGGGGCAGAGCAAGCACCAACACCACCGCCAGCTCCATTGCCAACCAGTGCAACTGTTGGAGGCAAAACTTACCCAAGGCCAGCATCATTCACTGATGCACAATGGAGTGACTATCTTAAAGCCAATGGGGTAATCAAATGAGTCCAGAAGAATGGTTGGCATCACAGACTAAGCAGGCAACTCCAGCAGTTCCTGCCCCTGCATCTATGGCCACAGCACCAACTGCGGCATCAATGTCACCAGAACAGTGGCTTGCTTCTCAGCAACCAGCGCCATCAACAACGGCAACAGGTCTTGCGGGTGCGGCAACTAGAGGTGTGGCTTTGCCTGCGGCTGGTGCGGCACTTGGCGCAATGATGGGTGCTCCATTTGCTGGTGTTGGTGCAATTCCAGGCGCTATTGCTGGTGCTGGAGCAGCAACACTTGCTGGATTGGTTGCTGACCCTGTTGTTGGCTCAATCAATAGTTTATTTGGCACAAAATACACTTTGCCAACTGATGCACTTGAAGATTTACTAACTCGTGTGGGTGTTGCCCAGCCTCGGACTGCCGCAGAACGAATTGTGCAAACTACAGCGGCAGGTGCAAGTGGTGGTGCTGGCGGTGTCGCTGTTGGTAAAGCTGTGGAAGCAGCCGCAACAGGGCCAGTAGCCCGTGAAGTTGGTCGAATGATGGCAACTACACCTGGCTTTCAAACGCTTACTGGTGCGACTGGTGGTGCGGCTGGTGCTATTGCAAAAGAAGCAGGCGCTGGCCCTGTTGGTCAAATTGCCGCAACCATTGGTGGAGCAGTTGCTCCATCAATTCCATCAATGGTCAAATCAGTTACCCAACAAGTTGCAAAGAAAGTTGCGCCAGCAGGTGCAGAAATAAAAGAAGCAGTTGAACCAACTTTTAAAGAATCTGTACAAAGCATTAAAGCAACAGTCGGTGAAAAAATAGCACCACAAGAAGCAGAGACCATAAAAAAAGTTATAACACAAAGCCCAGATTCGGTTGATGTTGTTAATTTTAGAGTTGCTGGTACACAAGTAGTACCT